AGGAGAAATATATGTAATTGTTGTTGGAGATGGAGGTCCAGGTGGTCCAAACCCAGCACCCGGTGTTGGTGGAGGTACAGGAGGAGACGGTCATCGTGGAGGTGGTGGTGGATATGCTGGAATTTTTCACAGCAGTGTATCTTTTCCTAATGCTGCTATGATTGCCGGTGGAGGTGGTGGAAACGGTACTAACCCCCGTGGCGGCGGAGGAGGCGGTGGAGTACCTAGTGGTAGAAGTAGCTCGGGCCCCGGGCCAAAAGGGTCGGGTGGAACACAAAGTGCAGGAGGATCTCCTGGCAATGGTAGTGCCTTACAAGGTGGTTATAACCTTGCCGGTGGTGGTGGTGGATATTATGGTGGTGGTGGTGGGGCTGATAATGGGCCATATTCTCCAGGTGGTGGTGGCGGTTCAGGATATTATGGAGGACACCCCCAATTATCTTTATCAAGTACAACTAGTAATGCTGGGAATGATGGCGGTAGCTCCAACGGTGGCTCCAGAGCTCCAGGAGTTCCTGGTGATTTTCCAGGAACTGCTGGTAATGGAGCAGGTGGATCTGGCTCAGCAGGTACTGCTGGTGGTTTTCGTATTGATGTTGGGTCTTGATTTAGAAGTAAAATTATTTAAGTATTAAACATGGCTCATTTTGCACAAATAGATAACAATAGGGTACTTCGCGTCATTGTTGTAGACAATAATGATACTTCTGATTCAAATGGAGTAGAATCTGAGAGCATTGGTGTTACTTTCTGCCAAAGTATCTTTGGTGAGGATACCAAATGGAAACAAACTTCTTATAATAATAATATAAGAGGCAACTATGCAGGTATTGGGTTTACCTATATTGAAAACCTTGCGACATTAGGTGTCGGTTCTACTGATATCTTTATAGAACCACAACCACACGAATCTTGGACTATTGGTATCAATACTGCTGCTTGGTATCCACCCACAAATCCTGGTAACGCGCCTACACTAACTCAAGATGAAATTAATGTAGGTAAATTTTACAAATGGAACGAAGATTATTATCAAGCGGATCCGTCAAAAGCATGGGTTTTATCTGTGTATGATGCCAGCACTGGTTTATCAACCTCCGCATAGTATTATGTGCGTATAGATTTTACTACATCATAAATAGGGGTGCCCTATGAGTTTACATGACACCTCACAAATACGATCACATTTTAATACAACGAAATCCATTTACCCACAAACCACAATCTATCACATACATCGATCCTAAATTCATCCAATTAAGAATCTACTACAAGTGTGAGAGCGAGTTCTTTAAGAAGAAAACGACCAGTCAATAAAGTGGCACAGAGACCCTCTAGGAGACCCCTAGGGGGTCTTATAGTAGGTGTATACAAGACACAGGGGGTATGACTGCCACTCACAAGTTAATCTTCGTTGCATCGTTCTTCTGGATGATGAACTGGGGAGTCCGTGTGACTTCTGTTCTACTTGACAAATTCTAAAAACCCTGTATAATTACCTTTGTGGAGGTTAATCAAAATGAAAACTGAATTTCTCTGTGTCAAACCTAAAAGTTCTAAAGCTAAGAATCGTTTTTCTAACCTGATGGACCAGTTACATTCATGTCGTGTAGAACAACGTATGGATGGTAAAGTATTCCTTGCATCTATCAGTGGTAAATACTTTTTTTGGATGAGTGAATCATCCGATGATCACTGGGAGGTTATCAAATGAAAGATCAGAATCAAATTGCTGATGAAGAAAATAAACAGGACAAATGGAATCGTGGTCTTGACATCTTCATTGAGTCTGTAATCAAACCCGATCCTGCTCTTCGTCAGTGTGCTCACAATCAATTGTGCTATAATGAATTGATGGATCTTCGTAGAGAGGTTCTTAACTATCTCAAAACAAAAAGGTGGCATTGATGGACAAACAGACTTCACGTTTCATGATAGAAATTCAACTTGATAACATCTGTAAACATGTTAATGGAACCTGGCACAAACAATCACTTTACAATTCTAGTGGAGAACTATCAGAAAGAATCATCATAACTTATCCTAGTCCTGATGTTTCTAAAAACTCACAATAGAATTTAAAATGAATTTCACACCAGAGGAACTGAAGTATCTTCATCACGTTATGCAATGTACAAATAGTTTTACTATTGCAAAATGTCGTGAATCAATAGCACCATCAGTTAATCACTACAAACTGATGGATAAAATTAAATTTGTACAAGACAGGATGTATCTGTGATGGAATTGATTAAACCTGAAGATCCACAGTATTTCACTCAAACTTCTAGTGATTCATATGATAGACATCATTATGAGTTGATATTTAATGATAATCAAAGTTCTATTGTCTTTGATGATTATGAACAGATGAAAGTATATTGGTTTCAATGTGTTCGTAAGTGGAGAGATTGTAGAGTCAATGTAATTGAACCAATACAAGAAAAGACTGTAAAAGGTTTCGCATGAGGGAAGTGAATGATTCGATCTAGTATCCTTGACCCTGACTTTCATATTTTGTTCCCGTATGAAACATTTCCGTGGCGATTGGAAGTAAATAGAGATTGTCATAATGTAAAAGGTGTTGCACTTACCGTGTGCCACTTTGAGTGTGAGGAACACTTGCAAAAATACTTGGATAGGTGTAAACTGAAACCAAGAGATTATAAGGTATTAAATCGTGACGGCAAATCCCTTAAGTCCAGTCAAAAACACAAGACAAAGTTACAATCGTCAACTAGAAAAGGTGGTGACGGAAGTACAAGTACAGTTCGCAGAAGAAAATCCAGCGTGGATTCCACTAGAAACACTACTAGCAATTCAAAACGTAAGAAATGACCGAGATTAACGTACATCCAGAAATTGCGGAAGTAGATTGGATCGATGATGCTTTCTATATCAAAGAAACTAGGTATGGATTATTCACCAGTGTTAAAAAGAATGGTGATAATTTTCTCACTGGTGCAACATATGATGGTGTTTTACAAATGTCACGTTGGCATCTTAAGTGTGAACAGGATGGAACACTTGAAAAGTACACAAGAGTTGTTGGTGATGCTTTCGTAGGTGGTAAACTATGAATGAAATCTTAAAAGGAAAAGTAAAAACACTTTTTGAAACAGACAATCCTGAAGAAGTATTGATTCGTTATGAGGATTGTGTCACTGCTGGAAATGGGCAGATGATTGAATATCCAAAAGGAAAGGGTGCAATCTGTTGTTTAATGACAGCAATGTTATTTGAGTATCTGGAGAGTAATTCAATTAGAACACATTTTATTGATTGTCCTTCACTGGATAGTATGAAATGTAGGAAACTAAAAATTGCTCCTGTGGAAGTGATCTGTAGAAATATTGCAGCTGGTTCTATTGTTAGGACTACAAATATTACTGAAGGGTTTCTAATTCAACCTCCTATTGTTGAGTTCTTTCTTAAAGATGATAGTAAGAATGATCCCTTGCTCACACCAGATCGTGTGAGGTTGATGGGTATCAATACAAAACCGTTGATTGAAAAGACTCTTGATATTAACTCTCTACTGCAACCACTCTTTATGTTGTGTGGCATTGATCTAGTTGATTTTAAACTGGAGTTTGGACATGATGCTCATGGTGATCTTTTCTTAGCTGATGAACTCTCACCGGACAATATGAGGTTATGGAGTAAAGACAAAACAGAACGGTTCGATAAGGACTTGTTTCGTAAAGGAGAAGGTGATATAGTAGAAGCATACAAGATTATCTTGACAAAACTAAGGCAGTTTGTATGAGTAAAAAAACATTTAAGAACAAAAAGAATGATGAGTGGGAGTATGAAGATACTCCTGAAGTTCGTGCTGCTATCGCAAAACTTCACGAAGACATTCGTATGCGTAAACTCAAAGAACAAGATGACAAATTTGGTTATGAAACTGGAGGTAAATGATGAAAGAGTATGATCCACTAACACCAGCAGAGGTGAATGATGCAGCAAAGGAATTTTTTCCGTTGTTTGACATCGTGCATCGTAATATGCCAGAAAACTGCACAGTCGAAGACACTATTAAGGTGATGGAAACTGTCTGTAGTATGGCACAAAAACGCCGTAATTTTGATACTCCTGGTGTTGGTCCTTTTGGATTCAACAAAAAACCTGAAAAGGAAACAGAGGAAGATTGACAAACATTTCCCTGTGATATATAATATTCACAACACACAAAACGATACATGAACTACTCTGTTACACTTAAAGCACCCGATGGGACCGAAAGTGTTATTGATTGTCCTGATGATTCCTATATCCTAGATGCTGCTGAAGAGGCAGGTATTGACCTTCCTTATTCTTGCCGTGCAGGTGCATGTTCTTCCTGTGCCGGTAAAATTGTCAGTGGCACTGTAGACCAAAGCGATCAATCGTTCCTGGATGATGACCAACTTGAAGCAAAGTTTGCATTGCTGTGTGTATCGTATCCCACAAGTGATTGTGTAGTCGAAACAGAGAAAGAAGAGGAACTTTATTAATGTCTTGTAATCTTCGTAAACAAACTTTAGACGCATTGCGTTCTCAATGTCAAGGTAACATTGATAAAGCAAGAGTTAATGTAGAAATTTATCTGCATAATCCTGTTGGTATTGGTGAACATCCTGATGTTCTTGCTGCAATTCAGGATCAAATTGATGCGATTGCAAAAGAAGTAGAACGTTTAGAAGTAATTGACACTTATTTCACTGAACACGAATAAATAGCACATACAGTTCAAGTATGTGCTATGGAGGACAAAAAAGCAGCAAAAATTATCATTAAACGTGCAAAGAAGCATCCTGACTGGTATACTGCGGAAGATGTAAGATTTGCCAAACTGGTGAAGAAACGCATTAAAGCAGCAAAAAGGTTAAGGAAGAGGGAGACACAAAATGATTAGTGAAGCAACCGAAAAAGATTGGGAAGACTTTTGGAACTCAGAAGATTTACAAAGTGTTTGGGAAGAAATGGAATCAATTGAACCATTAACTCCTGTAACAAAAATCGAAAGAGAATCTTAAGGTTATAGATAATGTGAGACATTCGTGTTAGGATGTTCACACATACCAGGAGATTGCCAATGACTCTATCTAAAAACAAAGAATTGAATCAAAATGAAATTGATTCTATGAAAGTTGCGGTAGAGGAGTGTGATATTAGGGCAATACATCCTGATAAGATGGAAGATTTTGCAGAGTATCTTGTAAGAAAAGCCAGACAATCTGAATAGTGTCACAAGGAGGGTCGCAACCCTCCTTTTTTGTGCCATATTAGGTGGGTAGTCAACCAACACTCTATGCCCCGTGCTCGCAAGAAACCTTCTACTGTTTCTCAACCTGTTGCAACTGAAGTAAAAGCACCCGATGTTATTATTTCTCGTCAGCAATATATTGAAGACATAAAGGTTCGCTGGCAAATCCACCAATATGAGTGGAATAAACTCAGAGAAGATCTTAATCAGGCATATGAATACTTAGTCCCTCAATTCCAGAAGTATCGTGATTATGCAGTCACAGCATACCAAAAAGAATTTAGGACAGATAAGTAACTGACACAACACCTCTTGACAGGGGTGTTTTTTTGATATAAATTACTAAGAGTTAAACAAATTCCATGAAACTAGCACTTGTAGCACTATTAATTGGTGTCACATCTGCACCCGCATTCGCTGGTGGTCCTGCAACAGGATATAGGTCTAGAGGTGGTTATGCTGAAGAGGAAAAGTGTTACCGCAAAGAATATAGAGAAGAATATGTGCCAGGAACAGCAAAGAGACCTGGATATGTAAAAACTTACCGCAAACGTGTTGAGGTTGCATGTGAACGAGATTACATCCCTCAGACTACTCCTCATTATCACCATGAAGAACAATACCCCAATGTGGGTGATGTGGATAACAATTCCTGTGTCGAGGGATCTATCTTAGGTGGCATTGCTGGTGGTGGTTTAGGTGCTGCATTATCGCGTGATGCTGGTAGATTGTGGGCGATTCCTCTTGGTGTGGTTGGTGGTGCCATGGCAGGTTGCCAGGTGGACGGTGGTTGAACTGACCTTATTTCTCACACTCTGCTTCAATCTTCTGTATATTAAAGAGGTATTCATCACACTATGACCGATCAAGAAAAAAAGTATTACGAAAATCTTGCTGAAGATTTTTGGTCCAAAATTGAGAGGGAGGCAGCAGAACTTGAGGTGACTGTTGATTACTACCTTGAAGAGTTTTTCTTTTCATGATAGAATTAAGAGGTAATTCAACGGAGACAATGACTAAGCTTTTCTACATCGTTGACCACTATGTTCCATTCCCATCTAGTGAATATGGAGGTATCTGGAATGTAATCGCACAGGATGATAATGAGTGCTTCGATCTCATTACCAGTGCAGATGAAGGAGACTTTAACAGTCAATACTATGCACATCTTCGTGAAAATATTCTAAAGTCACGCACTTATGCTCTTTCAGAAGATCTTGAATCAAAAATTGTAGAGGAATTTACAACATGAATGGAAAACTTGATCCAGAAGAGCACGTTATGGAACCTCCCACAGTTATTGAACAGATCAATTCCATAGTTGAGAAACTACAATGGGAAGATGGTGATGATATTGTCGTGGAGATTGGTGGGACTGTAGTTTCTGGTATTCATCAGGGTGAGAACTACAACAAGAAATGGTCAACACCTTATGGTGTGCGTAAGTACAACAAAGATGCGTTTATCATCATTAGTAATCAATCTCGTAGAGACTTGACTGGATCTCAACCAATGGACAGGGAACATAAACCTGCACATCCATATGAACCAAAGAAAGAGGTGAAGAAAGATGAAACCTGATGTCACAGTTTCTTGGGATCAACATCTCAAGAATGGAAATGTGTGGAGAGTTGAGGTGGAACTTACCATGCAAGGTGGTGAGACTGATGAACAACTCCCATACAATGTAGAGGTTTATGTAGTGGCACCTACAGTAACACTTGCACAGTATATTGTTGCTACAATGTATCCAGACTATGAGGGAATTTTCGTTGATGACGAACCTACTAGAACTGCCCCCTGATTTCATTCATGAACCACCAGAAGGTTACTCCTACAAGGTTACAGAGCATCGAAAAAATATGCTTGCTATTTGGATTATCAACCATGGCATGTTCTCTTATACTGACACACCACCTCAGTCAATCTGGGGTTTCTACAGTAGAACAAAGAGATGCTATCATGCGCCTATTAACTCCACCAAGCACGGAGATAAGGTAGATATATCTAATACTCGTCCCTACACTGCTATGCAGTTAAATCTCAACCCTTTAATGGCAGCGTTCTCATGAAATATATTCCTCAAGTTGATGACTATGTTCGGTGGAAATCAGATCACATAAACATTGAGGGTTGGGTGTATTTTTATGATGAACAATATATTACAATTGAAACTGGTATCAAACCTAAACCTAATTGTCAATATACAAAGAATGAAAAGCACAAATATATTCACACTCTCTTACTCTGCCATCCGTGGTTTTGGAAAGAATTAGAATATGTTTATACGAGGAAGAATAAGTATGGTAAAACTTTGGCAGATATGGAAGTATTCACTCGGGAGTTTCAGTGATGATAAAACAAAACCTTATGACAATTATGTTGCTATCATTCGTAGCATCATATTTGTCAGTCTGCTCACTACTAATATGGTTATTGTTTCTGGAGTAATTAGGCATTGGCATGATGTACCGAGTGAATTATCTAAAACCGAAGAAAAAGGGATTCGCAAAACATTCTGCAAACTTCCTTAAGATTGAAGATGCAGTGTTCTGGGAAGAACATGTAAAGAAAAACCTAAAAGCAGTGGACACTCAGATAACTGTCCACTAATCTCCCACAGACCACCAATCTCATGTATATTAAAAAGGTCAAACAAACCAACCACATGGATCCCTGCACACTTGCACTTGAAACTGATAAGCAAATGATGGAATTCTATGAGAAATGGGACAACGAGAGCGTAGAAGAGTTCTACGATGATGTTGAAAAAATGAATATCCAACTTGACGAATTTACCAACAACAACTACACTGTTTGATATGCGACCTGCTGAAGTTCTCTACGAAATCAAAGATCTCCAGAAGCAATGGAGAGATCAAAACTTCCGTTATACAGAAGCACAGAAACAACGATATGCGGATCTTTTGACCATGCGATGTGAACGAGTTCAGTTCTTCATTGACAACGATATGGTTCAAAAAGGTCCAAAGGTGACAAAGAAAGTCGAAGAGGTTAAAGAAGACGCGGACGATTGAACAAGTGGCACAGAGGGTCTCCCAGGGGTCTCTCTGTGCGTTATAGTATATACATCAACCAAACACGAATGACGGTCACCCTCCGCCCACATCAGAAACGCATTCTTAACAGTATGCTTGCCTATGACAAGGGTCAAGTCATCGTGCCTACAGGTGGTGGCAAAACTATCTGTATGATTCAGGATGTTGTTGAGAATTGTAAGTATATTGACAACGGAATGACGACTGTTGTTGTTGCTCCACGTATTCTGTTGGCAGAACAACTGTGCAGTGAATTCCTTGAGTTGATTGATACAACTCACACGCATGTGATGCACGTTCATAGTGGTGAAACCGACCACTATTCTACAACAAAAGCAGACAACATTCACGTATTCGCTAACACTGCTCGCGCAGAAGGTGAGAACGTTATTATCTTTACCTCTTATCATTCTCTCCATCGTGTTATGGAAGCAGATATTCAGGTGGATAACATCTATTTTGATGAAGCACATAACAGTGTTCAGAAGAACTTCTTCCCTGCAACTGAGTATTTTGCTAATGAAGCAAATCGTTGCTATTTCTTTACTGCAACACCAAAACATTCACTTGCTGCCACTAAACCAGGCATGAATTGGAGTGTTTATGGTCAGGTTCTGTGTAATGTGCCTGCACCTGAGTTGGTTGAGCAGGGATACATTCTCCCTCCTAAAGTTGTAGTCAAGCAATTGCCTATGATCAAAGGTCGTAAGGTTATGTTTGCCGATGATTGTGACAATTTGATTGAGACTATCGATGACAACAGCATCGACAAGACGTTGATCTGTGCTCGCACAACAAAGCAAATCATCAATCTTCTCACTCATTCAGATTTCTGCCTACAACTCAAAGAGCGTGGTTATTCTTGGATGACGATCACATCCAAGACAGGTGCAATCATTGATGGCAAGAAAGTCAATCGCGATGTATTCTTCGACACTCTGAATACTTGGGGTAAGGACAAGACCAAGAAGTTTGTTGTTCTTCACCACTCTATTCTGTCTGAGGGTATCAACGTCAGTGGACTTGAGGCTGTTATTTTCATGAGGAACATGGACTACGTGGGTATCAGTCAGTCTATCGGTCGTGTGATACGTTTGGGTGGAAGTGAGAAGACATTTGGTTTAGTCTGCATCCCAACTTATGACAGAGTTGGTATCAGCACTGCCAAGAAAGTTCAGGCAGTTGTTGATGTTGTGTTTAATCAGGGTCAACCCGCTATCAGTGAGATCCGCCGGTAGTGTGCCAGTTGATTGAAGTGTCACACCATCGCCCGCACTGGGCGCGATAGATCTGCTATAATCAGAGCATAGACAGGAAACCCCATGGGCGCAGGTTCATCCACCGATCACTATATGCAAGACGCAGCAGAGGCATATATGGTCTTTAAGTTACAAGAACTTGCGGTAGAGCATGGTGTTGCTCTGACCGATGATGTTGCTGAGAAGTTTGATGCCTTCATGACATATTGCTCTGAGCGTGGTATCTCTCAGAAGTTTGGTGACAGTATTTACAAAGAGAACATTGATGCTGTAGTTGATAGTTTCTTTCAGGATCTAATTGCCAAGTATCCTGGCAGAAAGTTTGATGTTGTTGATGTTGAGAAAAAGTTTCGCGATCTTAAACTGAAAGGTGATTTTGCTATCTATTTCAGTGAGGATGATTATGTTTCATTCTCTCTGAAGAACTACAAGAATGGATACGATCGCATTCAACTTTGTTCTGGAACCTGGAACTCTTTTCTTAACAACTTTTTGTTCGAGTCTGCTGGTGTTGGTATGTTTATCAATCCCAACACAAAAGAACGCTTTAAGGGGTCTAATCGTGCTGTCAGGGATCAACTTATCGAGAGCATGGGTTTCTCTCCTCTGAAGGGAATCTACAGCAAGTTCGATAACATTCTCGACGCTGTTCGTGCGTTCTATGTAAACAGCAAAGAAGCAAATATGTGGCAGAATGTTGAGACTCGCTGGAAGAATGACTGTGCTGATTATGGTCTCAACGCAGCACAATCTGTCGTTGATGCACTCAAAACTCTTGATAATAATCAGATCAAGCAACGCATTATTAAGATGGCAGGTCTTAACTATGAAGAAGAGATTCTTTTGATTGGTAAGGGTGAGTATTGCTGCTCCTTGTTTAATGATACCTATGCAGACATCTTGCATCGTGTCAATAATGAGGAATCTGTGGTAGAATATAAAGTAAATGGCAAAGGTGTGCTGTTCACTATCACTGACGGCGAGGACATTGTGAGTATCGAAGTTCCCTTCACTCTACAAAAGAATGGAGCATGGTATCTCTGTAGTGAAGAATATGAAGGGACTATCTATCACAAGAAAGAGAAAGTTGACCTGGCATATGGTCAGCGTCGCCCTAGAAAATCTAAGGAGATTAACACCTCTACCAACACTTATCTGAATCTCAAGAAGGCAGGAGTTTGTTGAATAAAGGTTCAACCTCTTGACAAGATCATTTACTTGAACTACACTTCAACAAACCACAGAAAAATCATGCAAGTCACCAATCTTGGTCCCCTTGGTCCTATCGATGTCAAAAAGTTTCCAAACGTTCCTACACCTCCACACGGTTATCGTTGGGTTGGTGATGGTTCTGTTCGTCTGGTTCCGACCGAGATGTGTCGTCCTGATAGAAAGTTTGATCCTAATACACTTGTAGAAGACGAAGATAACTTTAAGAAAGTTTTAATCAACATGGAAAACGACGTGTTTGATTATGCATATGAAGCAGGATTTGCTATCGAAGAAACTGATTCTAAAACAGGGAAAAAATACTATAAACTTACATCTTCCCGAACGCGACATAGAATCTTTAATCATTTTGAACAGGGTGCATATCCTATTCGATTGATGGAGTTGATTCCAGGACATAATGCTGACACTTGCACATGGATGGCGTCATTTGAGGCAGATATATGTCATCGACCTGCAAGGCAGTTGACATATCAACAGATCGCTCAACAACTATATGATCTCATGCAGAAAAAAATTGCTTGGTATGAAGATCAAACACGCAATTTTATTGATAATGAGTTAGTATATGGTCTAGATGAGTTTAATTACTGGTATTGGAAAGTTGCAAAGGTAAACCGCAAATATGATGCGGATATGAGTAAGAAAATTTGGAACAAATTACAATCTGGGTTTACAACCACTGAAAAAATTAACACAAAAAGCAGTTCAGAAATTAAAACTGAATTTATGGAGTCAAAAATGATTAGACACCGTAAAAATGAAGTGAAAGTTAATATCATCTCCATGGATAATCCACAGGCAAATGCTCCTGCTAACATTTTTCCAATTTTGAAAGAACATAATTCTGACAAGAAAACTGTTTTTTGCCTTTACACAACAAAATCAAAAACTGCTAGTGAGGTGTTGAATACTCGCAAATTATGGAGAGATTCTATTATTTTAAAAGTTTCTGAATTGGCAGGATTTTTCCTTGATGGAGAAGTTCCTGAAAGGTATCTTGATTCTGCTAAAGAAGATAAAGTAAAATCTTTCTTTGACAATATTGAAGTTTGGTCATATAATCACCTTGAGACTGAGAAGGAGATGGTCAGAATTGCAGTTTGATATAGTCGCAACAAATCCACCGTTTCAGGATACAACAAAGAGAGGAAAGACTCAGCATAAGTTATGGATTGATTTCACAATCAAAACATTCAGTCACTGGTTAAAACCTGATGGTATTTTACTTCAGGTTTCTCCCAGTAGTTTCTTATCACCATCCAGTAAGATTCTACAACTGTTTAAGTCTAAGGCAGTTAAGTTTCTGAACTTAGATACAAAAACTTATTTTCCTGAAGTGGGAAGCACGTTCGCAGACTATATGGTCTCTAACCGTCCCGATGCAGGAAAAACCAAAGTTGTTACTCAAGACAGCATATTTGACTGCAAAATAGATGATTCTGTGTTCTATTTGCCCATAGATCTATCAGAAAATGCCTTATCTGTTCATAATAAGGTAATGTTTGAGGCAAAAGAGCATCTAAATGTAAAATATGATTATTCTACTTGTCATAACGTGAATTTGCTACGGGGCACGGGTATTGTAAGCAAAACTCAAAGTGATGAACATATTCATCCTATTCTACACACAAACAAGCAAACTTGGTACTCAAGAATTCGACAAGATTGGGCATCACAAAAGAAAGTTATGTGGTCACGCAGTGGATATACTAAACCATTCTATGATGATGGTGTTCTGGGTGGTACTGACATGGCATATTATGTGGTGGTGAGTGATACTGAGTCGGGAGAGAACTTAACACATAACTTGAATAGTTTGTTGATGAGATACATTTTTAAGACTGCAAAATGGTCTGGGTTTGGTAATGAGAAAGTCTTTTGTCGCTTGCCAAACTTACCAACTGATCGTAGAATGAGTGATGATGATGTGTTCGACTTCTTCAACATCACAGAACAAGAGAGAGTGTATGTCAGACAAATTGTGGAGTGAAGTAAAGAATAGGATGGATGATCACTCTTACATGGGTGAAATCAATCGTGATGAATATAGAGTCAAAGTAACAGCTGAGGTCTTCACTCCTACTGACTTGGTGATAAGAATGCTTCATGAATGTGGTGTAGATAAGTTTACACCAGGCAAAACAGTTCTTGATCCTGCTTGTGGTGATGGTCAGTTCTTGGTTGCAGTTAAATGGGTCAAAGTGTTGTTTCATGGTATGACTGAAAGTGATGCACTAAATGACATCTATGGTATAGATCTTATGAGAGATAATGTTGATCTATGCAAGAAAAGATTAGGTGGAGGTACAATTCTCATGGGAGATTCACTGAATCCAGGTGAGAGAATTAAAGAACAAACAGACGCAGAACACAATAGATTGTTACAATTATTTACAACCACTGTCTTTGTGTGA